TTTAATTAAATCAGCTTTTATTTCAGAACTCATGATGCCTACTCTTTAGGGTATTTTTTCTTGATTTCATCAACATTAGTTTTCCAAGCATCCAAACCCTTTTCTGTAATAAATTCTATTTGTTCCTCTACAAAACCGTATTCTTTAAGTCGTTTGTCTGCATAGGTTTCTACATAAGGTTTTGGTTCTGGTTTTTCTTCTTTTGGAGGATCTGGAATTTTAGTTGTAACCCACTTTGATCCATCAAATTTACAAGTATGAGTTTTAGAATCAAAGTCTGGTGGTTTAACATCAGTACAATTCCCGGGCATTAAATAACCACCACCTAACGGATCTTTTTGTCGTTCTTTTGGTGATGCGTTGTCTTTGTTGTATGCAATCATTTTCAGTATTTTATACAGTATTTTACACCAGCGTTAAAAGGACGTGCTTCGTCACCTCCACTCGAATTCGTATTTGTATTAGTTACACCATCCCATCCTGTAGCACCCCCTGCCGTTCCGTTATTATCATGTCCTGCCTTGGTATCAATAACGTGGGTATGGGATTGGTTTTGGTCTGATTCAAACGAACCCACAGATGGCCCAGCATAATCACTACCGTTAGCCATGTTTTGTGTATTATGAGAACCAGTTCCCCTTAAAAAAGCACCTTCTAAATCTGGTAATGCAAACGTGCTAGATCCATCTCCTGCACCCCATGTCGTTCCTATTGCAGTAAACAAATCTGCATAGGTTGTTCTGGAAACCGCAGATCCGTCACACGCAAGCCAACCAGTAGGAACTGAAGACATACCAAAAGGAGCAATCATGCCTACTAATATGTCTATTTTGTTTTGTGTAACGACGGTCATACAATCACCAAAGTTCCATTAACAGTTAAACTGCCATTTGTACCGACTGTTATCGGCCCTGCCATTACTGCATTTTCATCTGCACTTATGGTTACAGCAGAGTTGATCGTTGCAGGGTTTCTTAAAACCCCACTTAGCGTTGAACTAACGTGTCCAGTAATACCATTGTCATCGGTTTTTACAGATGTAAAATCCCCTTGAGTAAGTGAACCTTCTCCTTGTCTTTTCATGCGTTCTCCAATACTGAAACTATGACTTCTGCTTTGTTCGCTACAGAACAAGCACCATGTATTTCTGATGTATCTGTAATAACAATCTTTCCATCAACAAGATCGAGGTTGCCTCCTACTGGAATTGAAGTTCCTTTGCAGATATGAATCTTGCTGTTATCTGATGCAACAAGAGCAATATCGACTGTTACTGTAGCCGTATGCACGTTTGCTACATTCAATCCAATAACAACATGGCCTTTGTCAGTTGTTACTGCACTAAGGTCTGCACCAATTTGAGAAGATGTTCCATGATTCCCAATTGATGTTTGTCCAAGTGCTGATTTTCTAGTTACAAATTTTGCCATAGACTACCCCAGAGCGATTGCAAAGACGATTGAGTTTGCTTGTGAAGTTGCATCTGCTGATGTTGCAGAGTTAGCTGAAGCCGTAGCAGAACTTGCTGCTGCAGTTGCTGATGATGCAGCTGCCGTTGCTGACGTGGCTGCCGCCGTTGCTGATGTTGAAGCTGCTGTCGCAGACGTTGCTGCGTTTGTTGCCTGTGTTGTAGCGTTAGCTACTTGTTCGTCAGGGTCATTGGTCGACAGTCCTATCGAACCGTCAGATTTAAACTTGATTGCCTTGTTAGCTCTCAGTGTACTTGAGGCTGTGATGTCACCAGGTAGGTCGCTGGCCAGGGCCTCTTGAAATTTTACTGTACGGTCAATTCTTTCTGAAAGCTGAGTAGTGATAAAGGTCAACTTATCAAGAGCTGCCTCGTGGGTCTCAGCAGGAAACGCATCACCTGCTACGTAGTCAGTCTCTTGCTTGATTGCAACTTCCCTAAGAATGATAACCTGGTGTGTGTCAGGAAGATTGTTGTTCAGGGTAACTGTAGCAAACCTCGTACTGGCATTTATTGTCACACTAAAGTCGTACGTCCCTGAACCGCCTCTGGTCTGTTTAGTCTGGACCCCAGTTGCAATGACTATCGTGTAGACTGCTAGCTCGTCAACTGCAGCAACAGGAGCATTAAAAGAGAAAGCAGCTACGCTTCCTGTTCCGGTTGCAACAGATTTTCCTAATACGACGCCTACTGTCATCTCACTACCGACGTTGGAGGTATAAAAAATTTCTGGTTATTTTCACGCATTATACGCTGCTCCATCCGAGAAAGATACCCCGGATTTATCATTTCCTGTAGTTCGTATAAGATAATATAGTCTAAAGCGGCCCTTGTGTAAAATAAATTTATGAAGGGTGTGTTGTTCATTACTATACGAAAGGCATTTGCCCCGACGTCTCCACCAGTCCTGATTCTTGTCCAAAGCTCTGCTAGGTCATCGACTTGGCCTAGTGTAGGACCCACGGCTGTTGACACCGCAGACCTGCCATAGCGGCTAAACTCACCAAACATAAAGTCACCGTAGATCCCCATGCCACCACCTTGTGCCATGGCAGCCATCAGCAACCTAGAGTCATTCTCAAAGTCCCCGGTAAACTCTCTGGGTTCACGGCCCTTGAGGACATCTTTCATGACCATAGCGCCGTAGCCAAACACCGTCGTTGACACTATAAGATGTGCTAGTCCTCGAATGTCTGCCTTACCGTTTGCAGTGCCTTTCACTTCTCGACCAAGGCCACGTCTGATCATGGTGATAGGAAATGACTTAAACTGCATGACATGCCTAAAAACCTCACCCACAGCTGTACCTGCCTGCGTGCCCTGATTCATGATGGCACGTTCAGCAGCTCCTGGCATAGGTATCCCGTGATCTGCTCTGTCTAGATAAAACGTGTCTAGCATCATCTCAAGGTCAAACCTAGCGTCTTGTAGTTCTCTCTTGTTTGGCTTGTCAATGCCAGCCTTACGCTTGAGATACAGGGCAAGCTCCTCATCAGGGATCTTGTCGATGTTCTCAGTCGTCATAAATTTATAATTACGACTGTCTTTTGACACTAGGTGTTTTCTATAGATATTCCACTCTAAGTCTTCTATTCCATATTGTCTCAGAAGGTTAGTTAATTCAGTCCCTAATTTATCAAAAGTAAGTCTTTGACTGTCTCCTAAGTTATGAGACATCATTAATCCTACGCCTGTCCTATGAGCATCGTTCCACCAACTCATTAGATTAAATTTAAAGAACTTTTGCTGCATCTTGGCAAACATACCAGGCACGTGGTCAGTCGAACTAAACCTAGAGAGCAAGTCACCGGTAATGCCGTCAAAGCCAATACCAATGGTCCTGGCAATAGTCTTTTGTTCAGCGTTCCCTCTGCCACGAAACAAGTTTACTACTGAGTTGCCATATCCTTTTAGCAAAGGTATGTTGTGGTGTCTTAGTTCTGCTACCTGATTAGGCAGGTCCGTGATAGAAGAGATCGTGGAACCTCCCAGTCTGGCCATATTTTGAACGGCTCTAATGCCAGCGTTGACTCTGGCCGTCGATATTTTGACTGGTATTCTTGTAGTGCCATCAATCTCTTTCATGAGACTGTCAAGATTCCTGGCTCTAAACTTATCTGAAAGCGTAAAGTCCATCTCATCTTGGGCTTGCATCATGTATTTTTTCTGCAGCTTTTCCATCATGGCCACTGGGTTTGTACCCAGACCTCTCATCAAGGCAGTGTTCCTTGCCATGTGCTCAAGACCGTGGACTACTGATTCTCGTAAATCTCCTGTGCCAAACGTAGCATTGTACTCCATAAATGAGTCTGCGTCCTTGAAGTGCAGCACCCGTTCTTGGCTTATCTTTTTTGCTAGGTTAGCAGGTCCTGTGAAACCCTGACCAATGTTGCTTTCCTCAGCACCCTTAAATCGCTTGTGTACCCCTGATGCTAGGCCCTTGTAAGCGCCTTCTAAAAAATCGCGAGCCGCTTGTCCCTTAAATGTACTCTCGTCTAGTTTATCAACAATGTAGTCATACCACTCGTCAAACCCGGTCTTTCTAATCTTAGCCATGTCATGTGACTGCCTAAATATATAACCAGGACGTGACTTGACGTAAGCACCTGCAAAGTTAGCATTCTTGATAGACGTCTCTTGCATCTCATGGATGTTCCTGGCAATCCGTTCTGCTGTCTTGTTTTTTGTCACACCAGGATTACCACCAGGCCTGATCTCCCACAGCTCCTTTGCAATGTCAGTGTCTATCTTGCCAGTGTTAAACAAGGCAAGGTCTCCGTCCTTGTCAATCCTGTCTAACAGTCTGCCAACGTACTTGTTTGCCAGTGACTTGCCCTGTGCGTCGATGCTTTTCTTACTACCTGCTTTTGACTTGACAATGCCACCCATCAAGGCAGCTAGTCCCTCAGAGGCATCGTCAAAGTTTTTAAGATACTGTGTTGCTTTTGCCTCGACTGTCGCGTTGATGTACCTGTTTCTTTTTTCAATCATTGCTGCAAAGATCGTATCATCTAGCTTCTCTTTGAGATGCTGCTGCAGCATTGAGTCTAAATTCTCAGGATCATTTAGCGCCTTCTTACTCTTAAGAAAGTTGTCAATATCTTTCAGGATCTCTTGTGCGTGCTCCTTGGTGATCTTATTTTCACCAGCAGCTTTTTGAATGATCTCAACACAGGCTTTTACACTCATGCAGCACTCGCTCTGAGGCACACGGCTCCAGCCTTGGCTGCATCGTGTAGTTCTTGTGCAAAGGCAACTGCTTGATCTCCCTCAGCAGCTACGTTCTCAAGTTCTTTTCTTATGCCTGCTGCTACGGTCTCGTCTAGGTTTTCAAGTTCCGCATTCAGCTGTGTCTCCATCTCAGCAATGTCATCTTGTAGGGCGGTCAAGTCTTTTTCAGGAGTGTGCTGTTTTAATGTCTCTTGTACCGTAGCTACATCTTCGTAGGGCAACGCATCCTGGGAATCAGCTACACCGTTATCAGGTGATTCTCGGTGCTTCTGGGCAATTTTTATGGCAGTCTCTTTAGTGACCGTAGGTGGCACTTTTTTACCAGGAGGCAAAGCTTCTAGGGTAATGACCATCTGGCCTAAAAATCTGCCGGCATGCTTGACTACGTATTCCTGGTCAGGGGGCAGCAGTATCTCGTATTCACCTATGCCGTACGACCAAAAAGGCTTTTGTTGAGCATACATAAAGTTGACACCCTTAGGCAAGTCAATTCTTAGCAACACGTCCTCTTTTCCGTTAAACTTTTTTGCTTTGTTGACGTGCAAAGACGTGGATGCAAATTGACGCCAGCTTATAGTACCGCCAACCAACTTTCTGGCATTTTTAAGATCTGTCTCATCCGACATTTTTACGCCTTTAACTCCTTTTATCTTATCAAATGCGTAATAAGGTGTGCCGCCTCGGTATACTACGATTTTTTGAGGAGTCTGAAGCTTTTTCATGGCTTTTTTCAAATGAACTTTCATCTGATCAAATTTTGCCACGTAAAACTCACTAAAAGCCAATGCACCCTTTTTAGGGCCAAGACGCATGTATTGGTTAAAATCGTCACTATGCTCTGTATAAGCAAAGATGGCGTCTTTTTCTTTTTTTGTAAAACTCTTGGGATTATCTACTAAATCATCCTGTAAAATTTTTTCAGCTTTGCTGGCTGAAAATGCCTGTATTGGAACACCCCGCTTTTCAGTGGCCTTTTGCGCGGCATCTACAAAAGCGTCATTGGTAGTAAGTACAACACGCCTTTGGTAAAGCTGTCTCTTTATAATCTCAGCATTTCTTATGCCGGCCGAATCGACAATGTCGTCAACCATCTGCTGTGGTGTAGAAAACAGCTCTATGGCCGCATCCTCGTTTCCTCGATAAAACTGGCTAAGGTTGAAAGACTCTGACTCTGAGGCATACGCTGGATTAAATGTCTCAAATACTTCATGCGTGGTAGGAGCTATTGTAGGATCTACCATACTAGATATTTCACTAAACTCACTGTCTAGTTGTTTGTAGCCGCCCTGAGCACGATATAACAACGCGCCTCCAGGGTCTATCCTCATAACTTTACCGCTAGGATGAAGTACGAGATTAAAATTAGGAGCATTTCCAACCACATCCCTATTTCCAAGATACATGTCAATAATTCCATGTTTTAAAAAATCCTGTCTGATGTCATCAGGAAGGGCCCTAAATTGATCAGGAGTAATCATCTTTGCTCCTGGTATCATCTGTGAGGCCACTCCGATAAATTTACCTTCCTTGTTAGCCACTAACGTGGTAGTAGGAAAAGGTACGTTAAACAAACGGTAAAGTTGTGCAGCAACGAACTCACTTACTGCCTGGTCTGCATTAGATGGAAATTTGACGTAGTACTCAATGTTTGTTGCCTTGTCTCTGTAGACTCCTCCCTTTTGCGTGCCAGCTTGTTCTCCAATTTGTTCTAAGTTGTCAATCAGCAATGCTTCTGGCAGCTCTATCTGTGCTGGATCAGTGTTGACAAAATCACCCTCGTTGTAATTTATGTCTGGCTCAGGGGTTCCTACTGGCTCGTCTAACTGTCTAGCTGCTGTACCTAAGCTTTCAACAGCTTCTACTGCTTCTTTTTTACCAAAATCAACCGTAGCGTCTTGCCCTGCTTGATAATTAGCAATATTTTGATCGGAAATTTTTTTAACTTCTTTTCTAAATAACTGCTCAAACTCAGGCCCCATATTCTGCCCAATATTCTTTGCTGTTTCCTCTGTATCGTTTCTCTCGATAGCACGAGGGCCTTCCATCATTTCACGAGCTTTATTAATAACTTTTTGTTGGTCCTCTGAAAGGGCTGCTTCTTGTACCGGTTCTTGTGTTGGTTCCTTAGGTTGAGTAATTTCTTGAACTTGCTCTTCTGCCTTTACTCGTTCCTCAGGTGTGATCTCTGCTCCACGCCTTGCTTTTTGATAGACCAGAAGTAGTGGTGCCTCTGTCTCTACGGCTGCGTGATCTATAGTCTTGGCTTTTGTCTCTAGGTACGTGGCAAATGCCTGCATGAAGTCTTCAGTAGTAGCACCGCCTGGCAACTGTGCTCGTTGCTGAGGAGTCAGTTCACTTATCACTCTCCTCACGATCTCTGCCTCTCTGACTGCCTCGTCAGGACGTACTGCTGGGATGTCCTCTGACAGGTCATCTAAGTACGTGACTCCAGCATCGGGTTCCTCTGAACCTCTTGCAATAGGCTCTACCTCAACTGACCTACCTGCCGCCATCTGCTTGACTGCAGTATCTACAGAAGCTACGTGTCTTTTCTTTCTGACGTATCTCACACCATCAGCAACTGCTCCGCCACCAAGATGTAAGATAGAGCCGCCGATTGTACCAAAGGCAATGTTTGTCAGTGAATTAAATCCTGAGTAATCTGCTTGCTCTTGTTTGTGAGCAGCATAGACAAGTGGTTCTAAGGCAGTAGATCCGTACAGACCTCCTAGTGCGCCAGTGACTGCTCGTCTACCGTAACGACTGCCTTGCCAACCTAACTTAGCAAGAACCTTAGATGCACCTAAGGGTGGTATCAGCATCAGTGGTAAACCTACAGGATCTAGGATACCAGTAACCATCTCAAGTCCAAATCCCGCCCACCATTGTCCTCCCTTGGCACGTTCTAAGACATAGTTGTAGCGAAGCTCTTCTTGCTTTCTTTGATGTAAGACATGTGCCTCTAGGTTACTGACTGGCTCGTGAAACTGAAGGTGACCCTTAATACCGTATTTTAGGTTTGCTTGCTCTGCAGGTATGTTCTCGACATCTGACTCTTGAAAATCAGGATAATCATCAAGATCTATAAAAGGAACCTTACTGGCAACCCTAGTTCCTCTTAATGATAAATTTTCCCTGATACTCTGACGACCCTCTCTAGACTCATCTGTGTACCGTCGAATGCGCTCTATCTCAGCCATTCGATTGATGGCACTAGTACCTGTCCAACGCCAACCTCTTGTCAACGCAGCATCTACGACCTGATCATTTGTAGGTGACAAAAAGTCTAGGCCGTAGTTGTCAAAAAATTGACTGCCTTTAGTCTTATTTTGAAAGGTGAGTCCTGCCATTATTTAGGAGACGACATGAAATAATCAAACTCAAATTCTAAAACTTTTAACTTGTCTTTTTCTTTAAACTTGACAGGGTAGAGCATTCCCTCGTCGCCAAGTGGTACGACAAGCATAAGACCGTCACCAGTGTCATTCATGACTAACTTACCATCGTTTTTAATGGCTTCAATGTAAGTCTCACGCCCCATCTCCTCTGAGTTTTGCAAGGCGTAAGATGAACCTTCTGGGACATGAATATTAGGATTGTCATTAAAAAATTTTTCAACGTTGTCAAACCAGTCAGAGGCGTTTTCTGCAACAGTGTCAGCATTAATAGGTCCTCCGTCCTCTGTCTGCATGTCAGGCGTGATGTAAAAATTAAGGTTGTCAGTATTTTTAAAATAAAAATAATCTTGGTTCACAAGAGTTATAGAGCTTGACATCATACCTTTAATTTTTTCAACTGCTGATCCTTCGCTATCTCCTTTTTGAACTCGTATTGCAACCATCTTTGTAAACGTATCCAACAAGGGTGAAACTTCGTTTATGCGATGGGTCATGTTACCATGAAATGCTTCAAAGTACGGTTTTAACTCCTCTTTAGTTACGTTGCTGACAGCGTTGTAAGTACTGCCAACACCAGACGTGCTTGTAAAAAATTCTTTAAGCTTTTTTTCATCAACCCTCATTGCCTCAGCAAACTCAGTCATAAACATAGAGTTAGGGATTGATCCTAGAAAGCCATAATTTGCATCAAGACCATTTTTCATGCTGGTCAGCTGCTTCCAAACTTCAGGATAACTATCTCCATATTTGTCTCGTAAACCCTTCATCTGGGCAATCAAATCATCTCCTGAGCTTGCCCTTTCAATTGTGTCAATAACGGTCTCTGCCTGTGCGTTTGTCAACAAGGGCCTATGGTGCTTTGGTTGTCCAATGGCATCATAGTGAGCATACAATATTTCTTTTTTTTCATTAAAATCGATATCGTTATTGTAAAACACGTTTGCAAAACCCCCGGGACCATCATCAACTTCGACTGCATGTTGTACAGGATCCTCTGATCTAAGTTTTAAGGTAGCAGTAATCCGAGCTTGTGCTTTTTCAATTGCTGCCTGCATCTCAGCGCTGTCTAACTTTGCTTTTTTACCTTCTTGCTCTATCTTTAGGCCCTTAATAAATTGGTCGCGTATGCTTGTATTTTTGACAGCATCACGAAGTAAGGTCATTACTTCAGGAACATCCTTAGTAGCAATCTCAGACTCAAAGAATTTTACCAGACCAGCTGTGGTCATCGCAACTCTTTCTCGTGATTGAAAGTCAGCAAAAGCTGCGTCATGCCTCTTTTTTACTCCAGGAAATAGTGCTAGCCTTTCGTTTCCTAAGGCACCACCGTAGCCCATCGCAAAAGTTTGACGAGCTGCCCCGGCTGCAAATGACTGCTTATAGTCGCCGCCGTCTCCCCCTGCAGCAATGTTTGTCAGGTAGGCTGTAGCGTTATTTTGTACAGTCGCCACGTCTTGCTCAAGCCTACCAGCAGATTTTCTAAGTGCCTCGTCTCGGTACTGAGAGATAAGATTAGGATCTAAGCCTTTCGTAGAACCGAATGGCTTATCTTTATATTTGCCCTTACCCTCAATGTGTAGATATACATCAAACGGATTTTCTGCTAGACGAGCATCAAGGTGAGCACGAAGCATCTCTTGTTTTTTCTCATTACCAAGCTTTTCTAGAGTAGCAGAATCTAAGAAGACGCGACCTCCATACTTTTGAGCTTCTTCGTCGTCTATCTTGCCTTCATCAATAAACTGCTGGAGCGCCGTCAGCTTACCATTTAACTTGGTATGATCTTCTGCAACCTCGGCTACCCAACCGTCTAGTATTCTCTCTGCCTGGTTATATCTTGCCTGTACTCTCAGCTCTGCTTCAAACTGTATTCCTTCTAATTCTATACTGCCACGCTGTTTTGCAAGATACTCAGACCACATCTGCTGAGCATACTTGTTAGGCGGGTTGTAGATTGGTTTTCCGGCAGTATCTTTTTCATTTTGATGAGTTGTAAACCAGTTAAGGCGCTGTCGAGAAAAACTGTTGTCACCTAGGTTTTTAGTGTCGGCATCAGTTGCATAATCATCGGCATCTTGCTCAATCTCAAGATCTCCACTGTGTCTTGCAGAAGCAGCTTCAAACTTAGATGCATTTTCGTACAGCCACAGTCTTGCGTCATTCTTTTCTTGGCGTTCTTCTTCTTGGCTAAGTTTACTGACAACAGTTCCTGCAGCTCTAAATAGGCTTTCAGCAGCTTCTGCTTGTGCTTGAAACACGGAAGCGTCTGCCCTACTCTTTCCTGCTTCTAGGGACGCACCTGACAGAGCAGACGTGTCTAGGCCGACTCTTCCTTGGTATGTTGGTATTCTTGCCATATTATCCTAGTGCTCCAAATATCTGACCAGCTCCACTGAGCACGGTTCCAGCGGCTTTATACTGTGCTGCTGCTTGTGCTGCCTCACCACGATACCGGGCAATTTCTGCCTGGTCTCTCATTGTATCTGCCTTGACCCTAGCATTATACAAGATTGTAAGTCTGTCACGTTCTCCTTCTACGGCAGACTCTCGCATGACGTCCATTGCTGACCCGGACATCGTGACTCCTGAAGCTGCATACGCGGCTCTGCCTGCGCCTAAGACTTTTTTGACTTTCATGTTGTGTCGAAAAGCAGTATACTCCCCCATCTCCTCGACTCTGTCAGCATTCTTTTCTAAAAGATCGCCCTCAGCATTTCCTGCTTTTCTTGCAGCATTTCCGGCGTCAAGCTGGCCTTTGGCACTTAGAAGTGCTCCGGCCCCCATGGCAATTGCTGCTCCGATCAATAAAGGACCTGGCATTATCTCTCCGACATATTAATAGAGTACATGATTGCTAATATTGTACACGGTAATGGGTCATCATGATGTATAAAAAAATCAAACCTGCGATCAGGATTATTTTTAAGCAAGACCCTCTTGTCACCGGTAAACAACGTAATTGAGTCCATGGCATGCGCAGGCAGTCTAAACGGAATCAGCTCAAGGTCAGATTCACTAGTGCCAAACTTAAGATTGTACGTGTCAACAACCCTGAATGTCAATCTCTCAACTCGCCTTGTCTTACCTTGTGACGGTCCTAAATCTGTGGCAACCTCAGGATCTAGCGTCTGTACCCTAGCAGTGTATGGTAGACCCACAGAGGCACTTGTTGCAGACACATCAAGACTTATAGAACCGCCGGACACGACCTTGTCAGGATGAGCTGCTCCGTTAGCAAGTACTGACACAGTCTCTCCCTCAAGGTGGCCTAGTCCTGTCAGTGACGTGACAGCACCTCCTGAATAAGCAAGACCTGAATCTACAAAAAACGAGTCAACCGAGGTATCTCCTGCATTTGTATCAAAGTTTTGTTCTAAAAATTCTACGTACTGCCGCTCCATCATCTTGACAGTATGCGTGCCTGAGCCTGTGTTTGTAATGTCAATTGCTGATCCTCCAGACGTCAGTGCTACCTTAAAATCGTTAGTGGCACTGTCTCTAACAAAATACGTGGTGGCAAGACTTAGACCTGCTGGCAACGTTCCGGTAGTAGTAAATTGCACTTTAGTGGTGTCCGCCATACCATGACCACTCAAAGTTAGCTTGTCTGTGGAGGCGTCGGCTGTCACTGTGCCCTTGTCAATGGCTCTTGACACGATCATGTACACTTGGTCGTGGGTCTCGTCAATACTTGGGATTGTAGCAAGCGACTTGACTTTTGAGTCAGTACCACCAATCGTGTGTCTTGCCCAGGCGACTACGTCTTGGTCTCTCTCGTAAGTCATACTGCGCAGACCGCCATCTGCTAATCTTACGTAGATCAAATTATCAGGAAACTTTGCTAGTGCTAGCTGTTCTATGCTGGTACCTGCAGCAATGTGCTCTGCGATTAGGGTCATGTCAGGTGAGATGTAGCCTTGAGCAGCCGCTGTGTACGCAAATTCTCTGATCCGTCTCTTACTGCGATCTACGTAAAGTGTCGACTTTCCTGAACCTACCGGCTTTACTGCACCTACACCGTCAGTGGTCTCACGGTTTACAACCACGTTTGTTGGTGTGATGGCAATGTTATCTTCTCCAGAGCTCATGACAAACGGACCGTTTGACGTGCCAAGCTGTAAATTTTTACTGCTAAACAACCAACGGATAGCGTTCACCTGGTCAGTGGCAAGTGTAAAATTAAGTGCATGTGAGTCATCGACCGTACCGTCATTATCGTTTGGACTAAAATTTTCATAGTCTCCAGAACGTGAGGCCCAGACTGTGTTTGGTTGTGCAGACGTGTTGGCAAAGAAAAGACGGTCTTGAAAGAATACCGCGTGACTAGGCCAACCAGTTGTGTCACTCCAAGCGCCTAGCTGCCACTCAACCGTCGCGTTACTACTACCACTTGCACCAAACTGATGAGTAGGTGAATCAGCTTGACAAAACAACCTGACTGTTACCGAGGTAGTACCTCCAACTGCAGTGATCTTAGCAGCGCCGTACTTACTAGTATGAAAAATTCTAATAGGTCGTCCGACGTCTGACGAGACAAAGCCAGAACCTCCGTTGATACCCGTGGTAGAGCTTGCTGTGATTGTGATGTCAGTAGAACAAACTCCGGAATGGCTACTAGGATACATGGTCGTAGAGGTTACACCCGTGTTTAGATCTAAGTATGGTCCATCATACGGGTCTAGATCTGAAAAGCTAAACGAGGTGTGTGCAGTACGACTAAGTTTTTTTGTAATGTAGCTAGGATGGCACAAGTACAAGACGTCAGCACTTTGTACGTAGTCTATCTGGTCTAAGTCAGTAGACTCGTATGGACTACTGATCTCATATATAGCTCCGCCTCCTGTCAGTATCTGACCTTCGTCTCGGTAGAACCTGCAGTACTGATGGCCAAACTCTATGATGTATGCTTGCGTAGTACTAAAGACAAATGGTATGAGCCTAGTATTTTTAGATGAATCTTTGACCTCTGCTACAAACCTAGTGCCAGATCTCTTTGTGATTCCACCGTGTGGAAAGCACAAAAAGTTATCACAGAGAGCTAAACTGTTCTGGTACTTAGTGAGGTCGACACGTCCAAGAAGGCGTGGACTAATTTCACCACCGGTAAAATTAGCTTGAATGGGCGTGGCCATGACTAGAACCTCGGAGGAGTACTTATATTTTCTCTATAAACACCTAGCCTTGATTCGAGCCAGTAGTCTGTGTCTAAGATGTCTTGTGAGTTTTCTTGTGCATCTACAAACTTAGCTTCCCTGATCTTAAGCTCATACATACGCTGCATGGCTTCCATTGCCGACATGCTCTGAAGCAAGGGCTGTGCTAGATCAGCAGCTAGTCTTGCGGTAAGGGCTTCTACAAGAAGTGTGTCATACTTTGTGACATCTGTCTCAAGAGCCGTGTACTTGATATTTAAGGTACTGTCGTTAGATAAGATGAAACCGTTTTCAAGCTGGTACTCGTCAACTGGCTCCTCTAACGTCAGTAGTCTCAGAAAGTCTGCTGGCAAGATATACCGATACGTGTACTCATACACGGGTGCCGTGGCATCTTGTGCAAGACCTGCTCTCTTAGTAAGACAGTTCCAGGGATGTGCCCTAAATACAGCTGCCCTAGTATTGTCATACAACAAGTTTGCTGTAGAAGCAGGCTTCGAGGTGTCAGACAAAGATGTAATTGACTCGACACCCAGAAGTGCTAATGACCTGTTGACCAGGTCTATGTTAGCTGTGGCTGTTGCCATTACTCACTTTTCTTAGCAGCTTTTTTAGGAGCGTTCTTATCTTTCCAACCTTTTTTAACCAGGTCTTTATGCTGTGCAGAATCTTTGACAACTTCTTGTTCATTGCCTTCTTCTTTTACGAGAATCACTGTTGACATATTTTCCTTGTGTAAAGGGGATCCGAAGATCCCCTGTTGAGGATCAATCAACTACATAAATAATGTAGCCGGCAATCACGTCACCGTCTGCCATAGCAGCAGCCTGTGAGGTTGCTCGAATTACAACTCCGTCTTGGCTTTCAAAGACGTATGTACCACCAAGTGCCTTAGTAGTAGCAAGACCACCTTCAAAATTGAAATAACCTACAGTGTCAACACTGAGGTTATCGACCAAGCCATCAGGATCAGCGGCAACAGTGTCACCTTCAGTCCCTGATGCGCCGGAAGTGTAAGCATCCCAGCCAAGATCTAAGTTTGCTGAACTAGTAGTCCAGTTTACGTAGGCTCTTGAGAGGGCCAAAATCATTCTTACCTTCCCGCCAGGAAGTTTGCAAAGAGCTACAGAAGACCCTGCGTCTCCTGCACCGGATTGCGTGTGTTTGAAATACTGAATGCGCATCCGACCGTGATCCTCAGTAGGCTGATTCATCACAGGAGGAGTTGCAACAGTATTTGCGTACTCGGTACTATTTTGGGTTGTTACGGCCATATTGTCTCCTTATTCAGCGCATTTGATTTCGACAATCTTCTTTTCTTCCATTCGAACAGCGCCAAATGAAGCGGAGCAGTAGACCTGTGTTGCATTACGCTTATCTCGACGAGGACCAATGTCCACGTTGATGTCTTGACCAACTGCAAGCAGGAGTCCAGACTTAGTATAAGCTAATACACGGCGGTATGAACTGGTGTCCGTACCAACAAGTTCTGTCCTGACAAACTGAAAGCCAAGGAAAGAGTTAATCTCTCCCTGAACCAAGGCACGTACTGTATTAAAGTCAGCACTTGTCACGTCAGTTGTCTGCAGAAGATCATTGACTTGCTTAGCAGTCACAAGGCAATATCGAGCTTCACTTGGATCGTTTTCAGCAGCATCCAAGAGTTCTTTCGCCTTGCGCAACTTACCAATAGTAAGACCTGAGTTTGTAGCACCGCCAGATTCTACGTAGTCCACAGCAATTTGATTGCCTGCTAAAAACGTAGCACTGCCAGAGCCTGTCTTACCGGTAGAAGCAGTTCCGGTGGCTGCCTCAATGATGATCTCGTCCATCTTACGGCCAAGTGCAAAAGCAGCATTTTGCGCGTAAGGTGAGGTGGGATCCATGAGAAGTCGAATCCGGTCTGTTCTGTCAATCAACTCAGCCCAATCAAAATCGCGAAGCGAGACGCGTCTGCGATCGTGTGGTACTGTAACGAGTGGAGTGTCTTGATGACGCCCCGTCACCTCCTGTGCAGCAGTAGATCCGATTCGATCGTAAAAGTCAAATTCAGCACTTTGAGTTTCTGATCTGACAAACGGGCGAAGCCGCGACCCTTTTTGCTGCAGGAGATGTTCTACGTTGGCACGGTACTGTTGTACAAATGCCGTTGTTATTTGCGTAGACATAGAAAAAATCTCCGTTAGTTTAGTTTAAATTATAGGCTACCCTTACGGACCTGACTGCCACGTTTATAGTCGAGCGGCATAAGACTCGGACGGACAAAAGTCCGCTCCCCAGTTCAATATAGCTAAAAATATATTTTTTTAAAACATTTTTATGACGCTACTTCCTCAGGATAAGCAAATTGATACAATTCCTGCATCTTTAGTACTGCTTGCTCGTGCCCTGGTTCCTCACTATCGTAATACTGATTCATGAAATTTGAGTCACCGGTCAAACGGCCAATCTCCTGTTTTGCTGAGTTAGGTGTCAAGGCAAATCCTTGAGAACCCTCACCGGTCATTGCTCCTGATTCTGACATCTGAGCTCCTGCGTTAGCTAGCATTCTAACAATTGCTGAGTTGTCGCCTTGCCCTGATTTTTCTAACCACTCTAAGAAAGGTTTACCGCCAAACTCTTCAGCGGCTCTCTTTGCCAGTGCTACCTTTTGATCAAATGCCCGGCCAAACTCTTTTCTAAGTTCTTCTTGAGACGCCTCTTGATCTGCTTGTGCTTGCTCTACTAGCGAGTCGTATTGATCGCCAATCATGTCCCAGTAGCCGTCAATGATCGACTGTGCCTGTGTTTGAGAAAGTCCTGCTTTGTACATGATCTCTTCTATACCAGCCGCTGCTGCCGGATCAAAGTCTACGCCTTCTCTTAGTTCAGGCTGCTTAAGCTCATATTTTTCAGGACGACCTAGCTTAGCGTAAAAGTCATTCCACTCGTCTTCGGTTGACTTATCGTTTGGCATGACAATCTTGTCAGCACCAATCATCTTTTGTGCGTGTACGTAAGACTTTGCCAAAGAGTTGACGTCTTTTATATCTGACAGGCTTGGCTCAGTCTTGAGACTCTCTTCAATTGAATCTAACCAATCTGAGCTGCCCGTCTCTACCGGTGCATCGACCGGTGCTTCTACGGACCCAGTTTCTTCAGTCATACTGTGATTGCTGTGTGAGTTGATAAATCTCTTGAGCGTCTCGGTTAACAAACCGTAAGATACTCAAGACGAGTCTACGCATACCTTCGCGATGTGCAGACTCTCCAGGGTCACCTGTGACGTAGGTTGACTCATTTACATGGCCAATCTTGCACAGATGTTCCAAGACTCGCTCGCCATCTTTATTATTAAAGACTGCTTTGTACGAGTCATGAAGCTCTGTCAGTGTGTAACTATCCTGCGGCATTACTTAGCGATTGGTTTGCAGCCCCCAGGTCTTTAATTTGTGCTGCCTGCGCGTTTGCTTGTTCTTGTTCCATCATGGCTTGCTCTTGCTGTGCCCGCTGTTGACGTTGCTGTGCCATGCTTTCCATGTTAGTCAAGGTCATCATCGGTGCATCTAACGTGCTGTGTGCCCACCTGAAAGTTGCATCAAAGTCTAGGTTATCTAGCATCTCAGGCTTCAAATTTGCCAAAGGCACCATCTGCTCTAGGAATCTAGACAAGTTAAACACAAGCTGTGCTTTTTGTGCTCGTGCAACCGGTGTCACGTAGTCTACGGCAAGCTGCTGGCCCTCAAACTCAGTGGGTGCCATTGGTAACTGGCCACGCCTCGTGAGTATATTAAAGACACGATCTATCATGGGACCAAGAAGCTCTGACTGCAGGCGTCCTACCATCGGGCCCATTAACCTCATCTTTTCTTCCTGACGCTGCAGTACCTCAGTTGCAGTCATCTGTGGGCCCTCTCTGAGTTGCAGCCAGTCGGTGTGGAATGTCTTAGTGATATGCTCCCGGCGTGATTCTATGTAGTCAAGACCAATGTCAGGCCTAGAACCAGTGGTCAGAGGCTCTACCCGGTCATTTGTGCCAGACCTGTAGTAGTTAAGACCTCCCGGGATGGTCCTGAGTGGCAAGATAAACCCGTCATCTGGTACAAGCAAGGGTGGATCAGTTGCCTTTTGGGCAGCCCGAATGGTCGTCTTCATCATCTCGTTGACCATCTTGATGTCTGGCAAGCACATCATTGCCGGAGACCTGCCATAGACTTCACCGGAGGTCTTACTCCAACGTGGTACCATATAAGGAAACTCCATAAAGCCGCTTTCTTGCAGCATGAGCTTCTCTTCTACCAAGACATAGCAAGACTTGAATGGCATCTCAAGTGCGTTTCGCTTGTCTGGGTTGACAGCCGTCTCCCGTGGTTCAACTGCGTGCAAGCACGTGAACTCTTTAAATGGCTGCTTCTCTGCTTGTTCGACTATCTTTTCAGGTAAGACTTCTCCATAGAGCTCTACTAACTGTCTTGCCGTGTGCTTATATTTACGATATAAGGTGTCAATCACACCCTCAGCGTTCTCTGAGACGTAGCACTCGGCCAAGTGAAAGCTTCTGAAGTTGATTGCTTTCCCAGGTTTGTCTTCTATATATAAAACGGCCGTACCATAAGCGCCAAGGTCTAGGTACAGCTCGTGGATTGCCGTGACAAAGTTAGTCTCAGGAGAAGAAAATACCTCGTCAAACATCAGGTCAACTGTGCCTTGCAGCCAGGCTCTTAATGGTTCTGACTCAGGGGACCCAGGGACACGGAGACTAAACCACCTCTCAGCAGCATTGGTCAAGTGACCATGCAGTCCAGATGCTAGCTGCTCGTTGGCTAACGGAGCAGTCGAGTCAAAGACCTTGTCAAATCTCTGGTTTGATCCCCTAGACTTGACTGCAGAAAAGTCACCTCGCCGGGGGTTGACGTAATCTGTGCAGTCTTGCCAGAGCTGTTCCCAGATGGACCTGCGGTCCTCTAGCTGCTCAGACCGTTGCAGCAGTTTGGAGACTTTGTCGTTTATCAATATTGACCCATTGGTTCAGAAAATGACCCAAGCATCCGGCGCCGGCGTATGCGTTCCATGTTCATGCCTCCCATGGCACCTGCAAGAATGTTTGCTTTTCTACCTCGCCTGGCATACTTCTTAGTGACCTGAGTGGCCGCGTCACCTGCTGGCTCTTCAATCTCTTGTTCGGGTTCAGAGGGCTCTTCTATTTCCTGAGGCTGTGTCACAGGCTTAGGTTTTTTTGGTATACTAGAAGACTGTAGCTGTGATTTTCTTTTTTTACTGCCCCCAGGAAGTTCGTTAAAGATAGCATCAAGTGTACTTCCAACTATTGTTCCTGGGCTAAATGAGATATTGCCACACATATCAACTCCTTTTCATAAAGTTGTGTCCTGTAAATTTATAGCCAAGTGCCTCGTAAAGTTTCTTGCTCATCTCAGACTTTATACCTGTTGACGTGCCTGGCCTTATCTCCTTGGCTCCCATAGACTTTGCCCACGACTCAAAATTCTTGACTAACCTTACAATTGTGTAACCACCGCGTCTCTCGGGTTCTACGTACATCAAAAAATCGTGTGCGACAAGGTCTTTTGAGAAATAGTACTGCGTGATATAACCGGCGTAAACAGCAAAAATGTTTTTATTCGAATCGAAGGCACCTTGAGCGTAATAAGCATCGTGATTTATCCACTGCTTTACGTTGACGGCGCAATGATCATCATCAAACAGCACCTGTGAAAAACTAGATTCTTTTACTATCTGTCTAACTAATCTTACAACGTGGACAACATCGGACTTCTCTATGTCTCTAATATGCGTCAAAGATCGCGTATTCAAGTTCTGCTTGTCTTGGCAAGTTAGAAATCTTCTTGTTAATCCGGTCTCTCACACTCAGTGCCAGGTACCGCATGGCATCTGCCGGGTGACTGGTCCAGTCGTGCAAGGGTCTGTCCTTGTAGGCCTTCAGCTTCTCATCATAATCTTTTCTATACTGCCTTAGTGCCTCGATCAAGTGGCTGCACTTGTCCTCGTCAAAGTAGCACCTTGGCAAGATGGACCTGACTGCCTCAATGCCGTCGTCAATTCTGAGGTTGGCTGCGACCCTGAACCTGACCCCGAGCTCCCTAGCAATCTCTAACCTAGATCTGCCAGTACTGAAGTCTCTGACCTGGATGTCGTGTGGGGCGTAGTGGTCGCCATATACGTATTCTTTTTCCCGCAGTACCTTGATATAATGTGCTAGGCCCTCACCTTGATTTTCATAATAATCGATGATCCTGATCTCGTTGCCTTGCAACTGAAAGAACAAGATGACTGTCGAGTCACCGACACCTAGGTCCCAGGACGTGTGTACGTCTAACAAGGGTTCGTAAGGAACCTTAGTAATATGCTTGTCTGCTAACAGCCGTGCCATCGCGTTACCATAGTATGCCCCTACTAACGGAGCATCAAACGAACAAAAGAACTCTTGCTCGATCATCTCCTCTGGCATTCCCGCCGCGCGTTCCTCGTCAACTGCTGACATGGGAATGGCTCGAGTGTCCTCCACCGATAAGACTTGTTGAAACCACGTCTCATTCCTCTTGGCAATGTTCAGAAGATCATAACCATGATTGCGACCCCTGGCTGTAAAGATAAATAATGCCCAGCCGCCATTCTCTGCAAGGATTGGTCTGATGTAGTCCCAGGCTCTGGGATCTTGGACGGAGTACTCAGAAAAGATGACACCGACTGGGTTTGCTCCTATCAGCCGGTCTACGTTGTCTGTACCTACCACCTGAAAGATTGACCCGTTCTTCAGTGTCAACCGCATCTCGGTGTTGTTTTTACCCTCAACTAACTCTTCTGGAAAGTGATTGAGAAAAGCACGACCGTCCTTGGTCATGCCGTCCCAAGCAATCTTGCGACCTTGGTTGTAGGTAGGAAACAAGTGCCAATACAGGCCCGGACGCTGCAATGCTGAGACCACGGCCCAGTTGATACTGCACAAGTCTTTGCCGGCACGACGGTGCCAGACACAGACTGCTCTCTTACCTCCGCTCTCTAAAAACTTCCAAAGCGGCAACTGATATGGCCTGGGTCTCCAGTCAACTGGAACCCTGAGCTTCATCCTCTTCTATATCTGAAAACTTGACGATGTCGATTGAGATGTTGCCGTCAACAGAAGCTGTCATGTCCACGGCTTTTCTCTTAGGTGCCACGTATTGTGCCAACTCCTTGTAAGCCTGAAGCTTCAACTCCTGACTTGACGTCGGATCGTTGGCAATCGTGACCATGCCCTCGATAGGATCGCAGTCTAGCTCGGCTAGCCGGTCCATTATCTCTTGGGTCCTCTTGTTCTTTGCGCCTTTTGGCCTGGCCATTATCTCCTTGGTGGTTTACCGTACGGTTTTGGTTTTTTTCGCATTGGCATCATTTTTTCTTAGCAGTCTTAGCAGACCTACGAAAGTCAGCAGCAGACGGAGCCCCCTTGGCCCCTGGTTTGCGCATCTTCTCGCCAGAACCTGCTTTGATTCTTTTCCTCTTTGCGTGAATGTTGGCATATAAGCCCTTTTTTGCTGGCATAGCACCTCCTTTCGGTATAAATATAACAGTTGACCAATAATTTGTAAACAACGAAAAATAATTGTGGAACTATATTGGAGTATTGTATTGATTAGACGCCTCATTTTGGATTTTTTGACAATTTTAAAAATTCTCTTATATATACTAATAATTGTTAACCTATTTTATCCGTTTTAAGAATCTTGTCCCGCAGATCGAGTTGCTAGGCGCTTTTTGGGCCAGCCGGGCGATTTTTGGCCCCCGGGGCGCCCTTCGGGGTCCCTGGTCAGAAGCTTTTTGTTGTGTTCCTAGGCACACGGACCGCGATTCCCGCGCACGCGCACGAGCTCTGTTATCACTGGTGCGAGCGAAAAAAGTCGGTGATCATGGTCGCAGCAACAGGGATAAATAGTAGTTTTTTATCAATCGATGAACCATATGGTTCTCCGGTGAGACCGCAGTGGTCAGTTATTAAGCTTATTTATATATAGGAACTTTTCAAAAAAAACTTTTTTTTCGAACCGTAGTGTCTAATAAATCTAATAGACCAATAATCGATTGAGGTTGACACATTCTTGCTGATCGATTTCAGTGTGCAGATTCTGTATCCAATATATTTTTGTTTACTTTTGACAGAGATTGTGCAACTGTACTTCAGTCACACAGAAATCCATCTGTCGTGATAGAAAGAAGAATAAATTCTCATTATAAAGGAGATCCCATGTACAGGATCCAGCTAGACATCATGGCCACCACGACACTCGACGATCTGATCGACATCCTCGATGAGTGCGAACAGTCGATCGATGATCATCCAATCAAGTTTAAATTGATCGACAAATCCGGTCCAGGAGGCGGCAATCCGGTGATCGAGTTTTACAGCAGAGATGAGTGGAATCTGAAGCGAGTGGCAGAGAAAATCCTTGGCCACAAGATCAGTCTGACAGAGTTCTCTGACTTCCTAAACTAATTATTTTTGTCAATAAAATCAGTTGTTTATGCAGTTTTTTCATTTTTACTGTTTACATTACGGATTTTTTGTGGCACAATTATCCCATACATTATTGATCAGCTGCGCCATGGTCCCTGCAGCGTGGCAGATCATCATCATCACGGGGACAAGAAAGAAGAAATTATGATTGACATAATCGCAGTCCATCAAGCGCCAGCCAATCTGGCCAAGACCAACAGCATGGCAGAGCTTACAGCTCTGTTTCTCGACATCACAGGGGCCAGCTCAGCTCCCAAGTGGGCAGACAAGCTAGCTGCTGCCAAGCGTATCTTTAAGGAGTACGCCAAGGCGCCCAAGCATCCTGTTCCTGAGCCTGTCGTGACACATGTGGCAGAGATCCCAGAGCAGCCAACCGGCAAGGTTCTGTTCAATGACGGTGACGACATGGCTGACGTGCCACCGCCCTGCACCGACGAGTATATCTCTGATCCTCCTCCTGTCAAACTTAAGGCTAAGGATCGCACGTACACGTTCAATGTGACGGCTGACACCGACGTCGCCACCAAGATACCAATGCAGATGACAGCTATCCTGCGCGAGTTCATGGATGACACTGACGCACATACTGAGGTTGCCCTGCAGGCCATCATTCAGCAGATAGCTGACGATGGTATCCTGACCACCAAGCAGCCACCATGGCGGATATTCCAGTACTATCGGCCACGCATGATCAAGCTTGGTTTCCTGACAGTCAGCTGAGATCATTCATCAGGGGCCCCTTCGCAGGGGCTCTGAATGTGTGATTTTTTTGTGTACATCCGGACATTATCTGTTTAGGATGTAATTTTTAACCCATCAGAAAGGAGAATCCATGCCTGATGCAGTAGAAACAATGGCCTATGCGGGACAGACCCCATGGCACGGCCTTGGTCAGAAGGTCGATGATAATCTGACCCCTGCTGAGATGCTCATGGCAGCTCAGTTAGATTGGACTGTCTCTAAGAGACGTGTACACGTGCAGTCTGCCAACTCGACAGACATGCTGACGACTGACGATTATTTCATGTTAGTCAGAGACTCAGACGACCAGGTGCTTGGTCCTGCTGGCAAGTCATACGTGCCAGTGCAGAATGCTGAGGTGTTCGAGTTCTTCGATAAATTCGTCAAAGCAGGCGACATGACACTAGAGACTGCCGGATCCTTGAATGGTGGAAGGCAGGTCTGGGGTCTTGCTAACATCCGCAAGGGTTTCACCTTGCCAGGCGGCGATGAGGTCCAAGGACATCTGCTGATTGCCCATCCTCACATTTGGGGGAAGGCCATGACGATTATGTTCACACCGATCCGGGTGGTCTGCAACAACACTCTGGTTGCTGCTCTCGGTGGTGCTGGAGACCGATTCAGATTCCCTCATGTCAAGGCATGGGACGGTGACGTCATGGAAGCAGCTGAACAGGCCTTGGGTCTGGCATCTAACCAACTTGACGACTTTCGTCAGCAGGCAGAGATCCTCACAAAGACCGAGTACACTGAGAAGCAGCTCAATGCCTACCTTGCCAGGATCTTCAATCCGGTGGCCATCAAAGACGCCAACAAGACCAAGGACAATCCCTCTGAGTGGGAGTTTGACCGGACACAGTTCAATCGTACGATGGACAACGTGTTTACGTGCATCCGTACTCAGCCAGGCGCTGAGTTGTCAGAGGGCACCTGGTGGTCTGCACTCAACGCAGTGACATACTATGTCGACCATAAAGCTGGCAGAGATCGTGACAGTTCCTTGCAGGCTGCCTGGTTTGGCGGACGTGCTGTGACCAAGCGTGCTGCCCTTCAACTCGCCATGGAGTACGCTGCATGATGAACCGGACTTTCACTTTTGTGAAAGCCTCAGAGGATAGTCTTCCCAAGCAGGCGAGGACTATCCTCAATATTGTAGAGGCAAAGTCACCTATCACTGAGGCTGATCTTATTCAGCAGATCCAGTTAGATGTCAAATCCAAACAGGAGGCCAAGCGTCTCCTGACTTACTATAAAGGTCCCTTGATCAACAAGGGCTTAATCGAAGAGACCAGACATGGCTAATCGTTCAGGCAAGGCAGTCGACAAGACTTTTCTGTCAGTCGACAACGCAGAAGACAGAGGTTTTCTGCATCGAGACTACATTGCACATTGTCTCAGGTGGACCCACGTGGTCAAGTTCCTGGGCACGTCAATGCGTTACAAAGAATCTAGGATCCTAGACGTCGGTTGTGGCAAAGAGATGCCACTGGCAAAGCTGCTGCACTCGAGCCGCATGGCTCCTGCGTGGTATGGTGCTGTAGACGTCACACCCCTCACGACACCCGCTCAGTTTGCCAATGCAAGCTGGAAGCCAGACGAGCTGTACAGCAAGACAGACGTCTGTGACCTGTCATTGAAAGACTTGCCATCAAAGCTAGATGTGATCGTCTGCTTTGAGGTTGTCGAACATGTCGAGGCAGACCACTGCCGTCGCATGCTGACCAAGTTCAGTGAGCTACTAGACGACGAGGGTGTCTTGTTTGTCAGTACACCTTGCTGGGATCCTGCAGTCGGAGCTGCTGGCAACCACGTCAACGAGATGAGGTACGAGGCCTTTGGTGCTACGTTAGAGGACATTGGCTACACGATCGAATCTCAGCATGGCACGTTTGCCAGTATCAAAGATTATCGCGACGCTCTGACACACGAGCAGAGAACAGTGTTCGATGAGCTGCGAGCATATTATGATACGAACTATCTGTCTACAATCTTTGCACCACTGTATCCGCAGCACAGTCGCAACTGTCTGTGGCGCTGCACGTTTCAAGGAAGAAACAATGTCAGAAAGTTTGATCCATTGAGGGATCAAGAACAACCCTGGGGCAGCAGTGAACACTGGCAGAGATTGGATCCAAGCTATGACAGCATCTAAAGACGTAGACGAGTTTTTGCACAAATTTGGCCTGAATTACAAGGGCCCAAGGCGCATGCTGCCTCCATCATTGAGCACTCATCGGATTGCTCACATGACTGAGGAACTAGAGGAGTATATCACTGCCTCTAGCAGGGAGGAAAAGCTTGACGCCTTGATTGATCTGGTGTACCTCGCGGTCGGCACTGCTCTCCTTCATGGGTTTGATTTTGACGGCGCATGGAAAGAGGTCCACAAAGCAAACATGGAGAAAGTTCGCGGGTACAATCCAGACCAGCGCAAGCTGGGGATTGTCAAGCCAGATGGCTGGAAGCCGCCTGACTTGGCACCATTCACTTAATACCTGCACTGCTGTCCAGATTCGCCTGGCACGTCGGCACTCACAAACACCGACGTGGCTCATCCTACGCCTGTGTTCCTTAGGCAGGCGACAAGACCAGGTGTTTAACCTCTGAGCTCCTTTCATAGGCTAAGACGAGGTGGCAGCAGTGCTAACACAGAAAGAAGACTATGATCTATATTTTAGAAGGTCCAGACGGCACTGGCAAGACAACGCTTGCACGTGAGATCTGCAGTCAGTTAGACGCTGGCTACACTCACCTGACGTATCGCTGGAAACCTCGCATCTTTGATTACCACACGGTAGCCATCAGACATGCTGCCAGGCAAGTGTGGCTGACAGGTAAACCATTTGTCATTGATCGCTGGTGGCCAACAGAGGCCGTGTACGCCCATGCCTACCGTGGTGGTTCCTCGTGGCCTCTGCAAGGCAGGATGGCAGACAGGATTGCTCGTAAGTTTGGTGCAATCTACGTCTACTGTACGCCTGACAATGCTGAGGAGGTCGTTGCCAGACATGAGAAGCTGAAAGGTGTCAGAGAAGAAATGTACGATGACATCAGCAAGGTTGCCCAGCTTTATGTCGACCTCTGGTGGGGTGGCACGTCGTGGCAAGGTTCAGGCCAGTACATCGATCAGTTGATTGCCAACGGAGGTATCAGGTGGCGTCCTGACACAGTCAGATATGGCACTAACGACTGGGCTAATCTCAAGCACTTTGTCACCCAGCTGGCAGACACAGCGGCAGACTGGCAGAGACAGCAGTGGGACAAGGCTCTCAACTATCACTACTGGAACATTGCTGGTCACATCAAGACTGCAGAATATCTGGTCGTGGGAGAGCAGGTCAATCCTAAGCATCGTGAGTTATTCTGGCCGTTCTATGAGTACCGCAACTCTAGTCTGTACCTGACACAGATCATGCATGAGCACAACTTTGAGGAGTGTGACTTCATGTGGGCGAATATCTTAGACCACCATGGCAATGTCGATCCCTCACTGGCAGAGCTGCTAGAGATCAAACCAACCTTGAAGGTTGTTCCCATGGGCAAGAAGGCTGCTTCGATTCTCAAGCGGCACGATGTCCCTATCCACTACGAGCTGCCACATCCCTCGTGGGCTAAGCGGTTCGGTCACACTATTGTCTATAAGGAGCTTATCAAAAATGCATTTAGTAAATAACACCTGGGTCAACACGCTTCGCCATCTGATCAAGGACGGCCAACTGGCTGCACCCAGGTCCATGAAGTGTCGGGAACTGTTAGGTTTTCAGACAGTCATAGACATGAACATGCCAGTCATGTCGATTGCTGCAAGAAAACTAAGCTACAAGTTTATGGCTGCAGAGGCTGCTTGGATCCTGTCAGGAGACAACCGGGTCAGTACCATCAGAAAGAATGCACCTAAGATTGTAGACTACTCAGATGACGGGATCACTTTTCATGGTGCGTATGGTCCTAAGGTCATAGATCAGATTCCTTACATAGCAAAGACCTTGGCAAAAGACTACGAGACAAGACAGGCTGTGATCAACATCTGGCGTGAGCGCCCTGAGGACACAAAAGACGTGCCATGTACGGTGTCCTTGCAGTTTATGATTAGAAACAACCGGCTGCACTGCTTTGACACCATGCGATCCTCAGACATCTGGCTTGGCTGGCCGTATGACGTGTTTAACATGAGCATGATCAGTCGCTACATACTGCTGTATCTCAAGAGCATCGACGAGGTTGCCATCGATCACGACATTGAGCTTGGTAATCTGTACTTGACTGCTGGCAGCTTGCACCTGTACGAGGAAAATGTCAAGAAGGCATTTCAAATCATCACCGAACCTGCACTTCAGAACAAACTGGTAGAACCATTTGACATTCTGCCAGGTACTGAGGTTGCAGATCCTGATGATTTTATAGAGAGTTTAAAATACCATGCGACCTGACCTAGATACTTACTTCATCAGCATGGCCAAGCTTGTCAGTCTCAGGTCTACCTGCGCCAGACGCCGGGTAGGTTGTGTCTTGGTTGACAAGTTCAGGCACGTGCTAGCGACAGGCTACAACGGTGTGGCCTCTGGTCTTGAACACTGTATCGACAACCCTTGTCCTGGTGCCAAGTATAAGTCAGGCGAGGGCCTCGAGCACTGTCAAGCAATTCATGCAGAACAGAACGCCTTGCTGCAGTGCAAGGACACGCAGGCAATTGAGACTGCGTACATTACGACCAGTCCCTGCTGGACCTGTGTCAAACTGCTGCTCAACACTGGCTGTAAAGGCATCGTGTTTGCAGAGGAATATTCTGATTGGCTCAGACCATACAACCTGTGGACAGGAAACAAGGCAGGAAACCGAAGATGGCAACTTCACAACACAGCAATACAATATGACACAACAATTCAGTTTGTTCCAGCCAAGAAGTAAGTGGCTGCCGCCCAGAGAACTTCCTGATCTCAGTAGTGCAGAGCTGATTGGATTAGACGTCGAGACATGCGACCCAAACTTATTACAACAAGGACCAGGAGGTGTACGAAATGACGGAAGACTCGTTGGAATCTCAGTGGCAACGGACACTGGTTTTAAAGGCTATTTCCCCATCGGGCACGAAGGAGGAGATAACCTTGACCGTGACGCTGTCCTCGCATGGGCCAGAGCTCTACTTGGAGGAACACAAACAAAGGTTGGAGCAAATTTGCTCTACGATCTTGAATGGCTCCGCGCCACTGGCATTGAAGTTGGTGGCAGCCTCATCGACATCCAAGTTGCTGAACCCCTGATAAATGAAGAGAGGCAAGGCAGCTTCAGTCTTGGTGCTTTGTCCGGTTACTATCTAGGCAAGCAAAAAGATGAGACTCTGTTGAACGAGGCAGCCCAGGCACATGGTGTAGATCCTAAGTCAGGCCTGTGGAAGATGCCTGCCAGGTTCGTGGGACCCTACGCCGAGGCAGACGCACAGCTGCCACTGGAAATATGGCAAAAGCAAGAAAAAATTATCTCTGACAAGGGTCTGTGGAAGATTTTTGAGCTCGAGTCCAAACTTTTGCGGGTAATATTAGACATGAGGTTCAAGGGTGTACCAATTGACCTTGACAAGGCGCAGAGACTAGCAATCGAGACGTCGAAAGAAGAGGATCAGACTCTGTCTGCCATCTATCAGGAGGCAGAGTTCAAGGTGTCGCCGTGGTCAGCCCTGGAACTAGCAGAAGCCTTCAATCGACTCAAGATCTGGTATCCAAAGACTGAAAAGGGCAATCCGTCTTTTACTTCATACTGGTTAAACAACCACACGCACCCGTTTGCTAAGAAAATCGCACACTATCGCAAGATTAACAAGATGCGGCGTGACTTTATTGAGGGTCTGTGCCTCAAGATGTCACACAAGGGCCGTATCTATGCTCAGTTTCACTCGCTGCGCAAAGACTCTGACGGTACCAGGTCAGGCAGGTTCAGCAGCTCCACACCTAACCTGCAGCAGATACCTGCACGTGACGAGCACTGGGGTCCACTGATCAGGTCCTTGTTCTTACCAGAAGAGGGCATGAAGTGGGCTTGTCTCGACTACAGTCAACAGGAACCAAAGGTGCTGATGCACTATGCTTATTTGAGAAAGCTCAAGGGATCACAAGACGCCGTGCAGATGTACCTTGACGACCCAGACACAGACTTTCATCAGATGGTCGCTGACATGGCCAAGATCAAACGCAAGCAGGCAAAGACAATCAACTTAGGTATGTTCTATGGCATGGGTCCATATAAGCTCTCTCAGACCTTAGATATGTCCTTAGATGATGCAAAACCACTGTTTGAGCAATATCATCAGCGTGTGCCTTTTGTTCGTCAGCTCGCGCACGAGTGTACGATGGCCATCAATCACAAGGGCCATATCAGGACGCTACTGGGCAGACACCGACACCTGCCTCGCGATTTTAACTACAAGGCACTCAACGCCTTGATCCAAGGATCATCTGCTGACATGATCAAGAAGGCAATGATCGATCTGCATGACATTGGAGTCGTGCCACACGTGACCGTGCATGACGAGCTAGACTTTTCGGTGCATACTGAAAAAGAAGCTGCGGTCTACAAGGAAGTCATGGAGTCTTGTGTACCACTTGTTCTTCCGCTCAAGGTCGACGTTGAGATAGGACCTAACTGGGGAGAAATAAAGTGATTTACATTGTGTCAATAATATAATACAATAAAACGTATTTTATAAGAAAGGAGAATATATGTGGTTATTTACTCAACATGGCATGGTCTCTGTCGTACAGCACAGAGAAGACCCTAACATGCTTCTCGTACGTTCACGCGAGCCAAACGTGCTTCGTGAGCTTTTCAAGGGTACAGAAACTCGCATCCATAAGCTTCCTAACGCTGACTATCGCTATCGTGCTATGGTCGATCGTGACGGCTTCTGGGATGTAATGATTCGTCAGATCAATCAGATCGACTATCCTAATTTTAAAAACCATCTGCTGAATGAGAAAAAAGTAGACATGAACACATACCGTGCGTATGAGGAAGTCTACTATGCAGCAGCTTTTTTGGAGAACGGAGATGAGCCCGGAGTCTTCCCTGTGGAGATTAGTCAAGAATAATTTGCCAGGACACCTCTGTCGTATTGAAAACGTCGTGGGTGTCGGGTGTCCAGACGTCAATGCTTGTTACAAGGGCAACGAGGTCTGGCTTGAGATGAAAGTGTGTAAAGGCAACTTCGTGTATTTTAAGGCATCACAGGTTGCCTGGTTTCAGAAGCGTATGAAAGAACAAGGCAATGCTAAGTTTGTCATACAGTGGAACTACTATCAGAAAGGCCAGCGCGTGCCTCATCTGTTAATTGTCCATGGTCACACGTTTCTTGACGCACAGGAGCACTGGGTACCGATGAAAAATAAATCAATCAGAGTCTTAGTCAGTGAGTTTTTTACTGAGGACTCATATTGCTTTTCTAAACCATACGACTGGAAACTAGTTCGTAAAGCCATCTTTGCACCATGACTGTCTTTGTTGTACAAGAAGCAATAGGCAAGAACCTTTTGCCAGCTGCCAAGTTTGGTGACATCAAGATATTGCTGCCACCGGGTCAGGTAGCATACTCGCCTGCTCCTACTGTAAGGCGTTTGCGAGAAAAGCTAAGTCACTTTAATGATGATGACTATTTGCTTTTAATGGGAGACCCTGCAGCCATTGCAATCGCAGGCGCTGTTGCTTGTGAGAGAAACAATGGCAAGATGCGATTGTTAAAATGGGACCGACAGGAGAGGCAGTACTTTCCTATCGACGTAGATATTTACACTCGAATGACGTAAACCTATGAAAGAAGAAATTGTAGAGGTAGACGACAGCCAGCTGTCAAAGATCAGCAAGCTTGCCAACCAGCAGCTTGAGCTAGAGCATGAGATTGCTCTGATAGAAGAACAACTGAAGATGCTGAAGCAAGAGCACAAGCAGGTCAGTCAGACCGACATACCAGAGGCAATGGCCGAGGTCGGTATGTCAGAGTTTAAGCTTCAGGATGGTGACAAAGTCACTGTACAACCATACTATAGCGCCAGTATTCCTAAAGACAGGATCAACGAGGCACTTGACTGGTTGCGTGACAACAACCATGGGGACCTTATCAAGAACACAGTGTCAGTCGACTTTGGTCGTGGCGAAGACGATCGTGCTGACACGCTGCGTGAAAGCTTAAAAAGCACAGGTCTATCATACACTGACAAGACTGGTGTTCACTCATCTACGTTGCGCGCCTTTGTGCGTGAGCAAGTAGAAGCAGGCAAGTCACTGCCCCTTGACCTGCTAGGTGTATTCATTGGGCAGAAAACAACCATCAAGAAAGGGTAATATCATGGCTCGTGATATAGCAAAACAAAAAGAGCAAGCGCTGACAAACATTGATTTCTCAGCAGATGCCGATGATGGTTTAGGTGATCTTACTAGTCAAGATTACGCTATTCCGTACCTGACACTCTTGCAAAAGATGTCGCCGCAGATAGACACGCATGACATGAAAGCCGGTCAGATATTCAACACAGTCTCTGAGGTTGGATATGATGAGATCACTGTCATACCATGTGCGTACAAGAGAAACTTTGTGGAATGGATTCCACGAGAACAGGGTGGTGGTCTCGTAGGTGTACACGAGATTGACAGTCCAACAGTCGCAGGAGCAAGCCGCGTCGAAGGTAAGCTCATGAGCATGAATGGAAATCAGCTTGTTGAGACTGCAAACCACTTTGTTCTCGCTCATCCGATGGATGACGAGGTCAATACTGAACGTGCTTTGATCGTGATGACAAGCACTCAGTTAAAGAAGAACAGACGCTGGAACAGTCTGATTGCAGGCATCAAGATGCAGACGAAGGCAGGTGCCATGTACACACCAGCACGATTCAGCCACAAGTACAAGCTGTCAAGCACGTTAGAAAAGAACGAGAAAGGCAGCTGGTATGGTTGGAACATTGAACTCATCGGCCCAGTCGACAATGCTCATCTGTATGCTACAGCAAAAGACTTTGGCCACACCGCGTTTGCAAATCAGCAGGGGCCCCTCCCTCCTGAGCAGGCAGACGACATCCCACAATTCTAATCAAAGGGCCTTCGGGCCCTACAACATGGAACAAGAATTTTTTGACTTATTCATGGGCCTTGTTAGAGCTCATGGAGAATACGAGATCAAGGGCCAACGGGCTGATGGTAAGAAGCAAGGGGCTGCTAGGACTGTCAGAGAAGAGGTCACCCTTGATAAGTGGAAAAAACATTTAGAAGGCGAACGGGGCCTAGGCATTGTACCTATCAATGATGCCTCTATGTGCAGGTTTGGTGCTATCGACATCGACACCTATGACGGCCTAGACTTTTCAGGCATCAACCAGAAGCTTGACAAGTATAACCTTCCTTTGTTTCCTTGCAAGAGTAAATCAGGAGGCGTACATCTGTATTTATTCGTTCGCGACTGGGTTCCCGCGGTAGATATGCAACAAAAGCTGAATGACATTGCCTCACTGCTAGGCTTTGGCGGCTCTGAGATTTTTCCTAAACAAACTCACATCCTTGCAGAACGTGGCGACGTCGGTCAGTGGATCAACATGCCATACTTTGGGCAGGAACGCTGGTGCAACAACATGCCTCCTAAGACATTCATGCAGCGTGCACAAGAGGCACAGCTGGCACCACACGAGTTTGACGGTCTTGTCATACCTAGAGGTGCTGAGTTGTTTGACGACGGTCCTCCGTGCTTGCAGCATCTGGCACAACAAGGTTTTCCACAAGGTACCAGGAACAATGGCTTGTTTAACGTAGCAGTCTACTGTCGTAAGAAAAATCCTGACAACTGGCAACAGGAACTAGAAAGTTATAACGTGCAGTGCATGACACCACCTTTAGGCAGCAACGAGGTCCAAGGTGTTGTCAAGAGTGCCAAGAGAAAAGAATATCACTACACTTGCAGTCGTCCGCCAATCGCTGCCTTCTGTAATGCTGCTGTGTGTAAGCTGCGCAAGTACGGTATTGACGATGATGCGAACACACCGATGATTCACTCGTTGACTAAGTTTGACAGCAACCCACCACTCTGGTTTCTTGACGTAGAGGGTGGCGGCAGACTAGAACTTGAGACTGACGACCTACAGAATCAACGCAGGTTTCAGCGTAAGTGCATGGAGAAGCTAAACACCATGCCAGCCAAGATGAATGAGACCTCTTGGAATCAGTTGATTAATAATCTATTTGAGAATTTGACGATCGTTGAGGCTCCTGTCGATGCCAGTCCCATTGGTCAGATGTTTGAGCACATTGAACGGTTCTGTACAGGGAGAGTCAGAGCTAAGAACAGAGATGAGCTGCTGCTAGGTAAACCATGGACAGACAACAACCGGCACTATTTTAGGATCGCAGACTTGATGGCATACTTTGAGAGAGTACACTTCAGAGATTATAAGGTTCATCAGATCACTGCAATACTAAAGAACAATCAGGCAGAACACCACTTCTTCAATTGCAAAGGCAAGGGTGTCAACTGCTGGTCGATCCCTGAGTTCGAACAACATGAAGAAGACTTTGAAGGTCCAACAGAGTTAGAAAGAGAGGAAGATGAGGACATCTTCTGATTGGAAACTTGTCTTTGGTCCGCCAGGTACTGGCAAGACGACCTTTGGCATGAACTTTGTAGAGGCTCAGCTAGACGCTGGTGCCATCCCTGGCAAGATAGCTTACATTGCCTTCACCAGAAAGGCAGCGTTAGAAGCTAGAAGCAGGGCACAAGAAAAGTTTGACTTCAGCAAAGACGATCTGTTCTGGTTCAGGACTATCCACAGTTTTTGCTTTGTCCAGCTGCTCATGGAACCTAGCATGATGATGCAGAAAGATCATTACGCACAGCTAGGCGACTACCTTGGCATCGAGACCCAAGGTTCAGAGATGAATGAGGAGCTCTACGCTGCATCACCGGTCGGTGACCGCATGTTCTTCCTAGATAACCTGTCTAGAATAACCCAGAAAAGTCTTAGAGACGTCTACGAGGAAACGATTGATGATGACCTGAGCTATGACCAGCTTGTCTTGCTTTCTAAAGCCCTGGCCAGGTATAAACAAAAACATAAATTAATCGATTTCACAGACCTGCTCGAAAAATATTTACACGAGGGTCTTGTGCCACCGCTTGACGCGTTGTTTGTAGACGAAGCACAGGACCTGTCACGACTGCAGTGGGAAGTGGTCAAGAAGATAGGCGAACGTGTACCTGAAAAGTATGTTGCAGGAGACGATGACCAGGCTATCTATCGCTGGGCAGGCGCTTCTGTCGAAGACTTCCTTACTCTCCCTGGTCAAAAGACGGTGCTGTCTCACTCTTACCGACTGCCTAAGAATATATGGCAACAGGCGCTTGGCATCCTAGACGAGATTTCCTACAGGAAGACCAAAGAGTTTGCACACAACGGCGACCAAGGCTATGTTGACTGGTACTTCAGACCTGCAGACCTAGACCTCAGTCAAGGTAACTGGCTGCTGCTAGCACGTAACGGCTACCTGCTAAAAGAGTACGAGAGAATCTGCGAAGAGTCTGGCTTCCCATACGAAAGTCCTAGTCGTAAACCACTGCAGTCCTCTGCCTTAGAGGCAATCAGAGCATGGACTGAGCTAGGCAAGGGCCAGTCAATCTCAGGCAAGAGACTCAGGATTGTCAGGCGTTTCCATGGGTTTAAGATGAAACTTATAGACAATGAAAACATCTACACTATTGATGATCTGCCGGTCAACTACCATCACTGGTTTGACTGCTTTGACAACATCAGTCCTACGCTGCGTGAGTACTTTCTGGCTGCACGCAGACAAGGTGAGAGCTTACTAAAACCACGGATCAAGATCAATACTATACATGGTGTGAAAGGTGCAGAAGCAGACCACGTTGCAGTAATCACGGACCTTGCAGCTAGGTCATACTATCACATGCAGAACAACTTAGATGACGAGCATCGTGTGTTCTACGTAGCAGTGACCAGGGCTAAGAAGGGACTGAACATTATACAACCTCAATCGAGATTATTCTATGACATCTGACATGTATCGATTCAAGACTAAACCATACGCACACCAGCAAGAAGCTTGGGACACGTGTAAAGACAAAGACGAATATGCCTTGTTCATGGAGATGGGCACCGGCAAATCTAAGGTGATCATCGACAACATTGCCTGGCTATATGACAAGGGCAAGATTGACTCTGTCGTGATTGTTGCTCCCAAGGGTGCCTACCTTAACTGGTCTACAAAAGAGATCCCTGAGCACATGCCAGAACACGTGCTTGCTCATGTGGCAGTGTGGGCTGCTCAGCCCCGTAAGAAGGACAAGGAGGCACTAGACAAGCTCAGGCAGTCGTCCTTAGATCTCAGGATCTTGATCATCAATGTCGAGGCATTCAGCACTGCCAAGGGCTACAAGTTTGTTGACAAGTTTCTCACGTCATGCATGTCAACCATGATGATTGTAGATGAGTCAACTACGATCAAAAATCCTAGTGCCAGGAGGACTAAGAACCTCATCAAGCTTGGCAACATGACTAGGTACCGTCGGATCCTGACTGGTGAGCCTGTGACCAGGAGCCCGTTAGACCTCTACACACAGCTGCAGTTTCTCAACTCTGCGATCCTTGGTTTCAGCAGCTACTACAGTTTTAGAAACAGGTATGCAGTCATGATAGACCAGAAGCTTGGCATGAGAAGTTTTAAGAAGATTGTAGGTTACCAGAGACTTACTGAACTGTCTAGTGCTATTGGTGACTATAGCTACCGATGTCTCAAGGACCAGTGCCTTGATCTGCCTGCCAAGACCTATCAGTATCGCTATGTGACCTTGACTCCTGAACAGAAAAAGCTGTACAACCAAGTGTCAGACTTTGCAATTGGTGAGTTTGAAGGAGAGGTCATTAGTGCCAGCAATGCCCTGGTACAACTGCTCAGGCTGCACCAGATTACCTGCGGCAACTATACCTCTGACAGTGGCGAGTATGTCAGTCTGCCAAACAATCGCATACAGGAGCTGCTTGACGTACTAGACGAGGCACCATCTAAGGTAATTATCTGGGCCACGTACATCAATGACCTGATGCACATCAAAGAAGCTATTATCAAGAAGTATGGTGCTGAGTCCATGGTCATGTACTACGGTGGCATCAATCCCAAGGAAAGACCAGAGAATATCAAGAGGTTTCAAGAGGATCCTGACTGCCGTTTCTTTGTAGGCAATCCGCAGACAGGTGGCATGGGTATTACACTAACTGCTGCAAACACGGTAGTATACTATTCTAACAGCCACAACCTAGAGCATCGGCTGCAGTCAGAGGACCGTGCACATCGCATTGGTCAAACTAAAAACGTCAACTACGTAGATCTAGTATGTCCAGGAACAATAGACGAGAAGATCATCAAGGCCCTGAGGTCAAAGAAACAGGTTGCAAGCACTGTGATGAACGAGCAGTGGAGAGACTGGCTTGGACCGGTGAGGAACTAGAGGCAGACTTTCTTGGAGTCAGTGTCGAGACCTTGCGAGCAATAAAAGCGCCACAGCGAAAAGTGAGAGACATAAGACCACGTATCCGAGGAAACAAGTATGTTAAACTTCACTCGGTCAAACCCTCGTAGTACTTTGCTTTTCCATTTTTCTTGATCATTCGTAGCACTTGCTTTCTGTTGTCACCAGTACTGCTGTAAGACACGTGCACCCAGCCTGAGTTAGGGCCCTCAGGTTTACCGGTAATTCTGCTGACACGATTAGGCGCATAGTTCTCTAATATCAGCTGGTCAAACTCCAGGTTATCCCTGATCCACTCTGCTAGCTCTAAGTTGCTGATTGATTCACTGGCAATCTCAATGTCAGCAGCGGCTGCTGTACTCTGACAACAGTGCTGGCTCTTACTAGAGCCATTGACTAGTTCATTCAGGGCCTCTGACCTGAAACAGCTGTTGACCTTGGTAGCACCAAATTGATCTCGAACCGGCTGCAGCACTTTCAGCACTAGGGCCGTGATCCGTGCTACAGCGTTCGTGTCAAGATATTTTTCTTGATCTATTCCTGCGTGAATTGCGGTTGGCGAGTAGACCAGCTCTTGTAGACTAAAGTTTTTGCTGATCTGCATGGCAATGAGTCTATCCTTTGATAAGGTCGAGGACGGACTTATGACCGTGAGAGTTGTCGCCGTCAACAGCGTCGTCAAGCGCTTGTTTAACTTCCTTAGGAAGCTTATCAATGTGCTCTTCAAGATGTTCGGCTGCTAGGCTCTGCGCTTTATCTACGACCATGTCGCGCAACATGTTAGCCACGAATGGCAATACGAGGTTAAGCATACTATCAGTCCTTTCGTCTGTTTGAGGTTTAAAATATGCATGCAAATAATCAAGTAGTTTCTGAATCACCGTTTTCCTTTGGGCCATGGGGTGGGATTTCGTGTTTCTCTGGTTCCTGTGCTAAATCACCTCCTGACTCAAAATAGAATTTTGCTATACCCGCGATGATAGGAATAAACGCTCCGATCAGGATATTAAGAAGATCCTTGGATGAGGATGGCAGTTCTGCAGAAGCACCAAGCATGATGTGTACTACGTAAGCAAAGATACCAAGTGCCGACAGGGCAATGGCAAACCTTGCTATAAACCTACTGACCTGTATTCTCTCGTTCACTGTCATTTGCTGCTTGACAGGTTTTGGAGGATCAGGCTTTTCTACAGTAGTAGTTGTTATTTCTTTAGCCATTATCGTTTAGATGATATTAACGCTTCTGCCATTCCTTTGATTTCCATGGATAGGCGTTCGTTCGTTTTAGCCACATCTTTGAATGCTACGCTCAATCCATTGACTGCATCCGAAGTTATACTGTTTTGTTTGTTTTGTTCTTTGATTACATCGATGAGCCTTTCATCCCCTCTAGTGTCTTTTTCTTCCCAGCGAATGATTTCTTCTTTGTGACCTTGCTGGGTCTTAAAAATATACCAACACATGATTCCTATAATTACCGCAGGAAGTCCGATCCTTTCCACTAACATCAAGATAGATTCTACTTCCATAAGACCTTGAGGTTGTGGGGGTGTATGAGAAGGGAAATGATGATCCATCTAAGGCTTTGGATACTTGTCTTTTACTGCTTTTATCTTAGCTTTCCACCCCTCCATATCATGGTAAATCTGGTCTAGCTGTTCTGGGATTGGGTCGTAAGCATTAGCTCTTGACCTAGCGTAAGCTTGAGCATCATAAGCATTTTGCTGTTTTTTTAGTTCATTTTCTAAGAATTTCTTAGTGGGCTTATCTTTAGATTTATCAGTAATAATTAAGTTTTCATAAACTTTATTGTTGGGGTCAGTCCAGCTATACCATTGACCTTCATGTAAATCTATTAAAACATCTGTTATATCTTTGTATCTTTCACCTATCTTCATTAAGTGTCTCCTATTCTTATAAAAATCATTGAAGTTCCTGTGCCAGAAAGGGTATGTCCACCCCCGACAGCAATATCGTTTGTGGCAAAACTTATTTTATCAGTTGTAGTATTAGTGCAGTCAAAAACTACACCGCAATGATTTGTAAAATAAAAAGTAGCAGAAGAAGCAGTAAAAGCTTTATGAGCATACGATTGGCAAATAGAAGTTGCTGACCCTGAAATTACTTTATTAATACAAGTTCCCCAATAAACAACATTTGTATTAGCACCAGCAAATTTGTGTAACGCCTGAAATTCAACGTAATACATCCCTGTCATTGGGAACGTAAAAACTCCAGCATCGGTTTGGTCATGTGCAGGAGTTGTCATTGCTGAACCAATTTTTCCATCACCTCCACCATGATCAGTACCAGATGTTCTTACTACATTTGTTATGGGGTTTTGTACGCCTGAAAATGTGTCATTATTACGCCAAACATCAACTATTTTAGGTCCAGTAAAACCAGTCGCATTAGACCCTAGTGTTAATGTAGGATTATTCTGATTTACCGTAATCTGACCATCCGAACCAATTGTAATTGCAGAATTAGCATTCGCTTGGTCACGTATGTTCGTTACTTGAAGGTCTGAAGGCATGATTATTATTCGGGTTTAGTGGGAAATACTATCTTACTAGGATCACTATTAGATGCAGGTAGGTCACGCAAATCCTGTCTGTATTTTTT